GCTTCTAGCTGAGCATCTAGTAAGCCATTGGTTAGTTTGCTAATATAAAACGAAATCTGCCAAAATGATTCTATGACTTGATTAAGTTTTTTATTTGCTTTTTTACCCTTACTCCATTCATCGAGTATGTGCATAACGACATCAATGTGAGTGTCGCATATTAATCTGTCTTTTTTGTCCATTCGTTAAATATAATAATTACGAACGAACTATATCAAGGTCTAATTCTCTTGCAACATAATTAATATGTTTTGAAGTTGTAACTGACCACCAACCTAATACGATAAGTTTGTCATTTACTATTGTAGCTACGTTTGTATTATAGCTATATACATTATTATCCTTAATGTGAAGGTTCTGTTTATATCTGTCTAAATGTATCATAAGTTAAAAAGGTGTTTAATCAGGGCGGTTCCTGCGAATGGTAATAAAAATACTGCGGTCATTAAAACCAATGCCACAAAATAAGCAATGTAGTGTTGTAATGTTTGTTTGTTTTTCATATTTCAAATATACTAAAAATATTTTAATAATAAACAAAAAATTTTAAAACTTTTTACTTAATGGTATATTTACCAAAATTAGGTCTTGATAAAATTGAATAAGTAGCATACCTACAAGGGTCAATTATGTGGTTATTTTTATCTTCAGGAACATTAATTAATTTACCTGACCTATCTTCTTGCCATTTGTAATTTCTAAATTCTGCAATAGCATTTTCTGAAGAAGATAATATATGAATCTTATACCTTTTTAATAAATCAATACCAGCGTTTACAGAATCTTTACCTTTTAAACTTGGGTGTATTGTATGCCCCATTCTTCTAAGCTCGTCAATAAGTCTTGGTTCTGCTGAGTCTGCATATATAGGTTTCCTTTCTAACCTTTCGTTTATTAAAAACTTGTGTATGTCCAAAGTGGTCATTTGTGTTCTGTATAGATGTTCTTTTACAAATAAGTCATATTGGTCAATATAAATAGAAACCAATGTTGTAGGGTCGTTTGTGTACCCAAAGTCCATTCCATAAGCAACTAAGTTTGCAGTCGGTGGCAATGCGTTGTATTCTGTGTATGTAAATATTGTGCTTTTACTAGCTGACCTTTCTCCTAATCCATATATTTGCCAATATTGTTCATCTGTATATTTTAATCTTTCTATTTCTAACTTTATAGAATCCTCTAAAAATGGATTGTCTAAATAGGTTGTTTTAAAAAAATCGCAATCATCTCTTGATATTACTTTGTCATATATCCAATGGTATTCATCCGATGGGTTAAAGTCTAATATGATTCTTTCTTGTGTTCTAAAGATTAATTGTTGCCAATCTTCCCAATATAATTCATTACCCTCGTTTATAAAAAGCAAATCCCTTTTTCTTCCTCTTATTTTTTGTGATTGGTCAAGTGATGTAAATTCTATTAGATTACCAAATAAATTGTATTCAGAATTTGACTTGTTATGATATTCCTCTCTGTATATATTGTAATCCCTTAAAATTGTTATAAAGTCCCTTAGAACTGTTGAACGAAGGCTAGGAAATGTTTTTCTGCATATTGTTATAATCTTACCTTGATGGCTGGTGCAGTACTTAAATATTATGTATAGTAATATATTATAAGTCTTACCTGAACGAGTACCACCTTGTTCAACGATAATCTTTTTATCACTATTAACTAAGTGCTTGTAGACAATGTTAGTCTGTATCTTCGGTTTTGTCAATTATCTCAATTTGGAAATTAGTAGGCATACCTTCTGCTCCTGTTATTTCTTGCCTTTCTATGTATCCTCTTTTCTTTCCTTTTGTCTTTAGATAAAAAATGGTGGCTGCGGTAGAATTTTCTGAGATTTGTTTATGAAGTTGGCTTTCTGCAAAGTCTAAAGCTATGTTTTCAATTTCTCTTACTTGTTTTGCAAATTCTTCATCTTCGTTTATCCATTTATAAAATGTACTTCTTGGTATGTCTGCTTTTTTACAAGCTACAGTTACAACTCCTAAACTTTGTTCCAAAGCTTGTAACATAGATTCTTTTTTTATGTGTCTACTTTTGACCATTATTTTTTTATTTTATTTAATTTCATACCATATTCATCTACCTTTTTTAAAGATGCCCAATCAAAAAAAGGATTTCTTTTTAATCCTTGTTTAAAATGTTTTTTCCATTCCACAACGTGATGTGGTCTATTAAAACGAATTTTTGTTTCTGCATACTGAGGCCATATTTCTTCTAAAGATTTTGCTTTTAAAACTTTCTTTTCAAATGCGTTACCTTGATATAATTCTGTTTGATTTCCGCCTTTCATTTTTGCAACCGTGCTTACTTTATCTACGCTAAATGCTGAAAACAATACAGTACACATTTTATTATGTAATACTTGTAAGCATAAATCAACATCTTCATTGTATTTAAGTCTCCAACGAAATGGCATATTATTGTTCATTAGCATAGCACTATAAACGTGAGCATTTAATCGAAAAGGCTTATTATCACTACTTCCTCTAACAATAAACATACTGTAGTTAAATCCTGAAATACCAATGTTTAAATATCTATCTGTAAAATCTTCAGCGACTTTTATTGCCAATCCTGCATTACAAGGTATTTTTTTACCTTTCACTATCCTTCTTAGTTTGTGTATATTATCATCAAACATCCAATGTCGGTTGTGTCCATTTTTAATAGAATCTTCCCAACCATAGTTTCTTGCTGGATAGCTACCTACACCTAGGTTAGAAAATGGAAGTTTTAAAATATACTTTTCTCCTAAAGATTTACAATAATTATCATATTCTTGTGGCTCTACTAAAACCTTAAAATCCAAACCATCTTTTATAAAGCACTTTGCAGTCATAGGGTTTTCCCATCTACCTTTTGATACTATATAAATTGGATATTTATTCATATTTTATTTTACTAAAATCATTTTTTTCTCTAGCTGGATAGTGTGCTGACCAAGTTAATCTAGTTTTAGATGATATTTCAATATTATTTTTGGATATATATTCTTCTCTTTTTTCTTCATTATCAAAAGAAATAATTAATTTTAATTCTTTATCAGATGCCTCAAATTCAGGCATTCCTACCCATTCCGAATTTTCATCTCCTTTATTTATTTCAGATACTGACTGATTATTAAAATCATAAATATTTACACCCCAATCTGTAAGTTGTTCTACCTCCCACATATTAGCTAAGACATCCCAATCCCATTCTCCAAATGAAGCGTTGTCTTTTATAACAAATTGTTCCATCTGTTCTTTAGTAAGATTCTCAGCTTTTATTATCCATACATCTTTAAGTCCTAATTCTAAACAAGCTTTGTATCTCATATTGCCACCTAAGATTCCATATTCATTATTTACAACGATTGGCCTTAGTTTTAACATCTCAGGAAATTCTTTAATGCTTTTTACTAATTTTTTAAACTTATGTTCTTTTATCAATCTTGGGTTTACAGGATTGCTGAATATTTTGTTGATGTTAATTTTCTCAATCATAACTATATAACGTAACTATTTAAACAATTTCTTTCTCGTTGTATTTCCATTCAAAACTTTTTACAACATTCCTGACAAAACCTAATGCTTCTTCTTCTCTGTGTTTAGGTATTCTACTTACCAGTTTAACCAATGGAAGGTCCAGTTTTTGTTGTAGCTTTTCACACTTATCCTCTAAGTATTTCATCTTGTTAATTTCATCGATTCCTGCATCTTCTTTAAATATAAAGTAATCTTCTGTTTCTGCAAGTTCTTTATTGTATCGTTTGTTTGTAGAATAAGAATTGACTGAATTTATTACAGTTGCGTGAGTAATGTGTTTACCATTCTCTTGAAAAAAGTTAGCAATACTTGTCCATCTCATCTTTAGCTTTACCCTCATCATATAACATAGTAAAGACCTTACTTCTATTACACTTCTTCTTCTTGTGTTTTCAAATACGTTTATCCCTGTGATTTCTTTAATCTTATTGGCTAACTGTATTGGCTTTAAATTTATGTTCATTGTGTTCTTAATTTAAGTAGATAATAACATTCTTCGTATTTCTGTCTTGCCTTGCCTTTGTATTCTTTTTGAAATAATTCGTATAATTTCCTTGTATATTGATATTTTGTTTTGCATCCTTTATAATACTTTTTTGCAAAAGCAACTCCTTTTCCTTTCATATACTGAACATTATCTGCAACATCCCCAACTATCATTTGCTCATAAAAATTATACATAGCTTGTTGTTCTGTTATGTCTAAAACTTTTCGATGATTATAATGGTAATTATATATCAATGCTGGAAATTGTTTGTAATCTTTGTCTATTGAAACAATCATTACGTTATTCCTACCAACTTCTTTAGAAATTTCATACCAATATTTAGCAACCAAATCATCTGTTTCTACACCAAAAGCTTGTATACCATTATAATTATTAAATACATATTCGTGCATATCATTTAATAAAGGCGGTATTTCTATTTTTTTTCTATTGGCTTTGTATTTAGGTGTAATTATTTTTCTGAAGTTGCCTTTGCTTCCATTGAATAATAATACTTTTTTTATATCATATAATTCTTCCAAGTCGTTTACTATTTTCATAAACTGTTGGTCAAATTTGTTTTGACATTCTTCTATGTAAGTATAAAATTTTTGGTCAATTATTGTTTCCTTGTTTTTTAAACAACTAGCAAATATTAAAGAATCAGCATCTACTAAAAGAATCATTTTTTTCTCTCTGTATAATCTACAATCCAAACGAATACAATCAGAGATATTCCTACTCCAAATAAAACTCCTTCAAAATAATCCATTATAATTCTTTTAATGATTCTTTAATTCTGTTTAAGGTTTCTTCTTGATTTTTTTTCTGTTCTTTACATACTTGAGAAATAAGAAAAGGTAAATCATTATAGATAGTATTTATATCAATTACTAAACTTCTGTCTGTTCCATAACCAATATAAAGCTCATTATTTGCACAATGCAAGGTGTGAATGTCATAAACGTATGTATGTTGTAAAGCTTGGTCTAGTTTTTTTTCTAAATCATCAATTTTTTTATGTAAATCATCAATGTAATTTTCTGCTTCTTCGTCTTTTTTTGTCATTTTTTATGAATTAAAATATCCATCCACTTCAAACTCATCAGAGCTTTTACTACCTATGCTTCCGTAATCTTCGGTAATTGTAAAATTCCAAGATTCTGGTGACATTCTAAGTGTGTAATAATCGTAAGCGTTAAGATATAAGGTTACTATGTTTTTGTTTTTCATATATCAAATATAAACAAAAAATTTTAAAACCCCTAATTTAATTTGTTTACATTAATTATTGTTGCTTGATTTTCGGTCAATAGATAAACATCTTTTAAAACTTTTTTTTTGGTCCACATAGTTGTATCAGGACAATACATTTTTGTAGTTTCAGGTAATTGTATTTGATTTAACCAATACATAAAATTTCCTTTAGGGTCATTAACAAAATAAAATTTTAGAATGTCATTATCAAGATTCATTAATGATTCATACTTGTCTTTTTCAAGCATTTTATCTTCATAATATTTAGTGCGAAATTTCATTTCTATGACACAATCTTTTCCTTTAGGTGTATAACCCTTGGCATCATAGGAAAGATAACCTTTGCCTGTCCATTCTAAATTCCAACCATCTATATTTAGAGTAGCTACAACCGCCTGTTCTAATTTATTTATCTCCTGCAATCCCATTTTTCCAAATTTCATTAAGGTCTTTTATCCACCTTACTATGGTTTTTGGGTTGCAAGTACAGGGTTTATAATAACTATGTTTTTGGTAGATTGCGTGTAGCTGGCACACCATTTCAAATTCTCGGGTAAGCAATGACTTACGCTTTGACTTTCGAAATAGCTCCCATTTTTTATAATCTTCTTCATCAAACTGAATCATTTTCTTGTTATTTTAATTTTGTTTAACTGTTTTCTCCTATCCTCACATTTGCACTTTGTTCCCTGATGCTCGTGATATTTGTCCACAAGATATTTTATTCCTGTGTATTTAGTTATGTAATATATTAAATCTCCTAATCTCATTTTTTGTATTTTTTATATGCTAAATATCCAATGATAGTTATTCCAATACAAATTGGACAAGGGTGTAAAAATGCTAGATTCATAATATTTGTTTTTAATTTATTTGTAATTTTTTAATGTCCCATTTCTTTCCGATTCTATTCAAGGTATCTATAAAACCATTATCTTCTTTCATTGGTTTCCATTCACCTTTATAATAGATTTTTTCTACCTTACATTCACTTAAAGGTATGTTAATTTTTTCGTTCTTAAAATTATGAGTGACAAACAAGACTAATGACCTATTCGTTTTCCAAGAATCGCATATTCTTTCCAAGACTAATCTTTGTCCTGTGGGTATGTCGTTGTTTATTCGTTTGACCTCTATCAGAATCAGAACTTCATTGTCAAATTCTAATACTGCATCAATATCCGTTGGATGTATTCTGCCATTTTCTACTCCAGTAAAATCTAGTCCTTGCTTTGTCTGATTACTGTTTCGTATTAAGCTCATAAAAGTCTTTTTAGTTTTTCTTTTACTTTTGTATATGTGTTGTACAAAGAATAATATTGTATGCCTGTCTTTCTTGACAAAGATGCAACACTCATTCCTTCATTGATAATTTCAAATATTTTTTTGTCATACCAATATTGTTTGTCTAGCTCTTCTTGTATGTCTATGTATGTAGAATCATAGTTTGCATCGTAGGATACAAATTCTGAATCATCAATTTCTTGATATTTTATGTTTTTTTCTTTACGTTTTAAATCTAAAAATAAAGTTCTTAAAGTTTTAAAAACATAATAGTAATTAATTTCATCATCAATGTAATTTATATCTAATCCTTTTTCCAATTTTATTTGCAACTTAATGTACATTTCTTGAACCAAATCTTCTGCGGTTACTTTATTACAACCAAAAGAAGAAACTATATCGACCCAAGTGTCGTGTTTTAAGTATAGTTTTTTTATGGTTTCTTCCATTATTTTAAAGGGTCATACAAATCGCCAACAATTTCAGGGTAACCAAAATCATTTATCTTAAAGCTAAATGTTTCAAAAGGAAAATTCCTGCTTCTCTTGCATTTAACTGTAACCATACCTTCATTAACGGTATTTGCTTCTAACTGTATTTGGCTCTCCGCCTTCTTCTCCAGTAGGCTTCCAAGATGTCCAGTTGGCTTATCACTTCCATAATTAGAATGTATCACTGCCATAATATGGCAATCATATTTTGCTGACCATTCCATTAGTTTTTGAACACAAGCATTACATTCCTCCAAATTGTTAACATCTGATACAAGGTCGGCAATTCCATCGATAAAAACAAATCCAACATTTTCGTATTTATGTTGTAAAAAAAAGTCAATTATTTTTATTCTTTCTTTATGGCTTAAAGTTCTTAATGCGTATGTATGATAATTGTCTGCATTTTTCATACCACTCATATCAATTGTCCGTTTAAATACTTTTTGTGCGTGCCATTTACCTTGTTCAGTATCTACGTGAATAATACATTTATTTTCACGATGACCCTTAATGTTTCCTGAAAAATTATTTGAACCACTTAAATATGCAGATGCCAATAGTGAAACAAAAAATGTCTTTTTAGTTTTTGGGGGTGCTTGTACCAAGCTTATGTTAGAGTATGTGCAAATCGGTATCGGTAAAAGAGAATCTCCTTTAAATGATTTGATTAATTTTTCTCCCATTGATATTGCCACAGGCGGATATTCAAGGGCTTCTGTTGTGTCTATTTTGCACTCATCAGATAAAGCGTGCATTAATACATATTCAGTTTCTTCTTGGTCAGTAAGTCTTAGTTGCATTGTCTTTGTTTGGCAATAAATATATAAAAAAAGGGGGTAATTAAACCCCCTTGATTAAAATGGTAAATCTTCAATCACTTCTTGCGGTGCGAGCTTTGGCTCTTCTTTTTCTGCAAGTGTAATTGTACCATTGGTCCAAAAGACTTTTCCATTGCCTAAAAATGTCTTTGGTCTTTTTGCTTCTCTTTCTTCTTTGGTTTGTGGGTCCATAACCGCCACATTGTTACCATATCTTGTGTCATCATTTACTGATAACGTAAGATTACAATATACTGCTCCATCTTTTCCTTTGATGAACTTCTCTTTGGGCAGTTTGTCTACCCTGATGCTTACATTTATTAATGAACTCATTTGATTTGATTTAAAAGTGAGGTTTCCACCTCGTTGGTTAGTGAATATGATTGTTTAAGTTGTTCCAGTGTATTTCCTTTTTTTAAGTAATCAATTGCTAAAGGAACTTTTTCCATAGTCAAGGGGACTATTATTGGTTTTGTATTAGGATTAGTATGCTTTTGTTTTCCGTGATTGTTTGTAGCATCTGAATCCTGTGTGTCATCTATTAAAAATAAATTACCCAATGAATATTTTTTACCATAAGAAGATGCTGAACCAAATCTTTGTGGCATTTGCATACCTTTTTGTTCTGTGTCTACACCAACTAAAGCTGATGCAGTTATTTCTTCTAAGCCATCATAAATTATGGCAGTTGATTCAATTATATTAGTATCAACTAATTTTTCATTAAGTCTTACACTTACACCATATTTTACTAAAAAAGGTTTTATGGCTTCAAGTATATCTTCGGCACTTCTAAATTTGTATTTGCCAAAAGAATTGAATCTTGATTTTTTAGCTTTTAATTCTGTTTGAATTATTGCCAACTTGTGATTTAATTTCTGTTCCATTTTAAAGGGTTTTTTCTGTTATACATTCATCTAAAAGTTTATCTAGATATTTTATTTTAGTTTCTAATTCAGCTACTTTTTTACGAAGTGCTATTACTGAATATTGATTAAAGAGATTATTCTCTTCAACTGCAGTCATAAATTGTTGTGCATTTGTCATTTGTTTGTTGTTTAAAATTAATAAAAAAAATTTGTAATCAGCAAGGGAATCGAACCCTTGTACTCGTCAGTAGCGTTTGTAGTTGTAAGTTGCCTAATTCTTACTGTTGACCTTTTAAGTCTAGACTTGTATCTACAACCTTGCCTGATTATATATGTTTTAATGTTATAAATCTATTGAAGCATTTATTCCAGTAGGCTCTCCATTTCCATATCTCAATTCTGCCTCAATGCTAAATGATTCCTCTTTGTCTATTTTTAATAGATTAGCTTTTGTAGCTTTCACAAACCTTCGAGAACCTTCAGGGTCAATAAGAAATTGTTTGCCTGTCCAATTGCCACCCTTTCCATATTCATCTTCTATGGTTTCCTTTTGACAGTCTAAGCAAAGAATAATGTCTGACCATTTAGATGTCCTAGAAATATAAGCATCTGTGATTTTTTCTAGTTCCTGATGTTGTTCATCAATATTTAAATTTTCCCAATTTACGTTTTGAATTTTTGATTTTAAAGTTTCCATTTTTATAATTGTTTTGGTTAGTATTATGATGTAAATATAAACAAAAAATTTTAAAACCAAGTGTATTTGGCAAAAAAAAGAGGA